GTTACATGATGATGTTTTTAAAGGTTTGAATAAATGGTTTATCGAAAGGAACAACAACAAAATGTTGGTCAAGGAGGACGCCTCCAGTCGCAAGTTGAAAACTCAACAAAAGATGATATCTATTATCAAGAAAAGCTCGTCTTCTCAAAAGGCTGCGGAATTCCAAACTGCGATTGTAAATGCAAAGAACCTCACTGAAAAGAAAAGAGTTTATTTCAGTGACTATGGATTTGCTAACTCTAGAGAAGTAATTCGAGGAGATACTGACAAACTCGAAAAGAATCCAATTAACTTTGATAAATTCTATCAGGAGAATCTCATCAAATGGTGGAAAAACAAAGCATCCAAAAGATATGAAAGTCTTAAGTCAAACAACTCTCTAAGAAAAGAATTAGAAGTTTGGACTAAAGATATGCACATCGACATCATAAGGTAACTATTAATGATCAGAACAATCATAAAACAAATTCCAATATCTGATATTGGAAGAGACTTCACAACAGAAGAAAAAATCAGAGCAATGACTTACTCTAAATCAGAAGTTGATGCAATGATCGCTGATGCTGTGAAAGAAGCAATCGATGAAGCAAGAAAAATTGATGAAGCATCGATGGCAAAACATAATCGTGATGCTACTGTCATCAGTATGATTCTTGGATTTACTACACTTGCATTGTTTGTTGATGGACTACTTCGTTTATTAGGTATCATTCCACCATTTATGGATGTCGATATTAATATCTTAGAAAGGATAGAGACTGACATTATAGATAAGATAAGACAAGTACCAATACAAAGACTTTTTCTAAGATAATGAGTGACCTTTTAACTTTCATCTATTTTTTAGGTTTTGTAGCTGTGGCGGGCGCCACGTTTGCATACACATGGAAGTTAATGACCACCACTATCGAAGATTTTAATAAACCAATCAAAAAACAAAACATTCATCCAGAAATGTCTGATGTTCAATCAGGTGAAGAGTTATTAGTGTTTAAAGGTATTGACAATGATGACGATGATGAGGAGGATGTAATTATTATCCGAAAATAAATTATGAAAGAATTTGACGATTCTAATTGGAAAGAAGAATACAAGTCTCATACAAGAAATAAAATGGAACTTGATCTTCTAGAACATGGGCCAAAAAGTTTATCTCAATCATGGCATCTCCAAGCACTGTATAGTAATTGGAAAAAAATGAAAGGATATAATAAATTTGATCCTAAAGAAAATGAAGGACAACTACAGTCTTCATTAGAAGAGTTTTTTCAAAGCCAAAAAGATCAAGGTATTTAATTATGAATGAAGAACCAACAGACTTATATGAAGATATGAGAACTCTCAACAGTCTCTATGAAGAGCTGTGTTGGGATCATCACGAGATCTTGGAGTTTATTCCAGACTTTAAAAATGATCGAATTATTATTAAACGCAAAACTACATTATGAATAAATTTTCACCATCACATTATCAAAGAGGTAAGATTCAAGTTTGGGATTTTATCGCAGATCAAGAACTTGATTTCTTTGCAGGCAACGTAATTAAATATGTTTGTCGTGCTGGACACAAAGATCAAGAGGGTGAGTTAGACGACCTCAAGAAAGCAAAGGTCTATATTGACAAAAAAATTGCCTTATATAATGACAGAACTTAAAGATTGGTTGAATTCAATTAACACCAATAAAAATAATTTGATTGATGAAGATCCAGATGTGGAGAAGAGTTACCCATCTTACATTATTAATAGATGTTTATCTGGACAAATAGATTCTGTGATGTTTGCAAATGAAATGAACAAACATCCTAATCTTGCAAAGAAGTTGCAGTATGATTTTTTTCTAAATAGCCTCAGGAAAAGAAAAAGATTTTCTCCTTGGCTTCGCAAGGATCAAATCGAAAACCTTGAACTTGTTAAACGTTACTATGGTTACAGTAACGAAAAAGCAAAACAAGTTTTAAACATTTTGACTAGAGAACAACTCTCGTTTATACGAGATCGACTTGAGACTGGAGGGAAAAAATGAACTCGATTGTCGAACCTCAAATCACTTGGTCGCCAGATCAAATGATTGAGATCACATTAAATGAACCTGATGATTTTTTGAAAGTAAGAGAGACACTTACTCGTATTGGTGTTGCTTCAAGAAAAGAAAAAAAATTATATCAGTCTTGCCATATTCTTCATAAACAAGGCAGATATTACATAGTTCATTTTAAAGAACTATTTGCATTAGACGGTAAGAGAGCTAATATTACTGTGAATGATGTACAAAGAAGAAATCGTATTATTCAATTACTTTTAGATTGGGGATTGGTGAGTGTCGTTTCAACAGATAAAGTTAATGACATTGCTCCACTGAATCAGATTAAAGTTATATCTTATAAGGAAAAGGGTGACTGGAATCTAGAAACCAAGTATAATATTGGTAAAAGAAAAAAACCAGAGGAGGATTAAATGATTATCAAAACTGACAAATCAGAAGATTTCACTAATCAGGGTAAAAAATTAATTAGTGAATATGAGGGTGCCAATCTAATAGAGGAAGAGGAAGCAAAACCACAACTATTGAATGAAAAAAAGGAATTATTGAATGACTGACAATTTACATCGTAAGACCTTGCTTCATCTTTTGAAAGATAGAGCATACAAGCATGGTCAATTTACTTTATCATCTGGTAAAGAAACTGAACATTATATTAATTGCAAACCTGTAACCCTGTCATGTGAAGGTAATGCATTGTTATCACACCTCATGATTAAAGAGGTTGAGGAAGATGCGATAGCTGTTGGTGGTCTTACATTAGGTGCAGATCCTCTAGTATGTGGTGTTGCACAGAGAGCATATTATTCAGGTCATAGACATCTTGATGCTCTTATTGTAAGAAGAAATCCAAAGGGTCATGGCACAAAAGAAGTCATAGAAGGTAACAAACCACCTAAAGGTTCTATTGTCACCGTTCTAGAGGATGTGACCACCACTGGCAGTAGTGCAATCAAGGCTGTCAATGTATTGCGTGATGCAGGGTATATTGTGAATCGTGTTGTTGCAATTGTTGATAGAATGGAGAACCATAAGGTGTGGGAGAACAATGAACTTGAATTTATATCTCTGTTCAAATTGGAAGATATTATTAAATCTTAATGAAGAATTACAACTGCTCAAAAAAAATGTTTAAATAGTTATGTGTTCATATGAGGATAAATCATGCACAATCTCATCTCATCTAATAACCTCAGATCATGGTTACATACTGAAGCCAACGAGCTATCAACTATAGACCCAATAGAGGATTATTACGAGTGCGTATCAGAGTGTGACATGAATGATAAAACCTGTATAACACATTGTCGCGTCCTACTAGAGTAGGAGGAAAACCGAAATATGATTAGGGGGTGATCATCACCCTCTTTTTTTATCTTCTGTTATAATTAGTAGTGTCGCCTTCGGGGACACAAAACACAACTCGCTTATTAAAGGAGAACTATGATGAGTATTCAAAGATACCGTGCTGCCGATCTTGAGAACCTAATGGATCGCATCACAAAAAATAGCATTGGACTTGATGACTATTTCAACAGATTTTTTAATGAGACCGTAACAAACTATCCGCCTTACAATCTCATACAAGTGAATAATTCTGAATCTCGTTTAGAGATTGCACTTGCTGGATTTAAAAAGGAGGAAGTCAATGTCTTTACAGAATACGGAAAACTTTTTGTTGAAGGAAAGAAAAAGGATAAGGAGACAGAATCCGAATACTTCCATCAAGGATTGGCTCAGAGATCTTTCAAACGAGCCTGGACACTCTCAGATGATTTTGAAGTCAGAGATGTCTCGCTTGAAGATGGACTTCTTACCGTCAAGTTGGGTAAAGTAATTCCAGAACATCATGCTCGTAAGGATTATCTTTAAGACATAAATATTTTTTCAAGAGGATCTTGACGATCCTCTTTTTTATTGTTATAATATAGTATTAAAACAGATTAGATGACTGTCAAATTAGTGATGCTCAAGTCAGGTGAAGATATTATCGCTGACGTAAAAGAAATTAAATCTGGTGAAGAAGTCATTGGATATTTTTTTCATGATCCTTTCATTGTTAAAATGTATTCTCCAGATGAACCTGTTGTTCTAAGTGAAGAAACTGGAATAGAAGGTGATCATGGTACAACAAAAGAATTTTCTTCAAAAGTGGGAATTACTTTTTATCCTTGGGTTCCTCTTTCATCAGATTCTAAAATACCTTGTTCTGCTGATTGGGTAATTACGATTACAGAACCATTAACAAATTTAAAAAAACTTTATCAGGAGAAGGTAGATGGAAAACAAGATGATCAAAATTCTGTTATTATCAAATAACGAACGTATTATATCTGAAATATCTGAGGTTCCAGCAGAGTATGGAGATCCTAATTGTAAATTAACAAATCCATGTTATACTGATAACATGGAAAGATGGTGTAATGAATACACTGATCAAAAAGAAATGATGATTCATTCTGATAAAATTATCACAATTATAGATCCAAATAAAGAGTATTTAAAAAAATACATTGATGTAACTTCGTGAAATTCTACACAAACATACAGCTCATAGGTAATCAATTTTTGATTCGTGGTTATGAGAATGGAAAACATATTACACATCGAGAAGAATGGAAACCAACTTTGTTTGTTCCATCCAAAAGAAAAACAAAATATAAAACTTTAGAAGGTGACTCTGTTGAACCAATTCAACCTGGCTTTGTAAGAGATTGTCGTGAG